GGTATAGAGCTGGATTTTGCCGGCCGCCGGAGATGCTGGCGCGGTGATATTGGTAAATAGGATCGCGCCCGCGGCAGTCACCCCGGTTGGAATATTGACCAAGGTGTTGACGGTCGCGCCGGCTGACGACGTGACATCGCCCGTATAAGCCGGCATTTGCGTCGATGCGATCGAGCCGGACAGATTGGCAAAGCTTGGCTGTGCTTTGGAAATCACGCCGCCGGCACTGATGGCCGTCAGGAAATTGTTGGCGGCGCCAGTATCGGGAACAACCGTGTTAGACACCGTGCCAGAACTGTTCTTGGCGGCGAGAATATTATTCGTGCTGTCGGTATAGACTTGGATCTTGCCGGCGGCCGGCGAGCCGGGTGCCGCAATATTGGTATGTAGAATCGAGCCTGCGGCCGGTGTCCCATTTGGGATATTGGCCAAAGTTGCCGCATAGCCTGACGTGGTGACATCGCCAGTGAGCGGCCCAAAAGCAGCGGATGGCAATGTGCTTGTCCAAATCGGATCAGCCGCGCTTTGACCAATCAGAATCTGATTGGTGGTGCCAACCGCGGTCGATGTGATGGCGGTCGTGCCCGACCCAATAATCACGCCGTGCGTCGTTAATGATACTGCCGAGACGTTGCCGCCGCCGGCTGGCGCAGCCCAACTCCCGTCGGCGCGTAGAAAATTCGTGGTCCCACCACCGGATCCGGGAACAACGCCTTGCAAGCTTGTGGTGAACTGATTCAATTCGGCGGTGAGCTGCGTTTGCGTGAGATCAAGCGGCGCCGCGCTCGAACCGGTGTTGTTGCCCTTGTAGGTATGCGCCGGCATGTTCGCCAGCTTGGCATTGGTGACCGCCGCATTGGCGATGGTGAGCGACAATGAACCGCCAGCCGAGGTGACATCACCGCCGGAAAACGCCGGAACTGCGGCGGTCGGCAGCGTGCTTGTCCAGATCGGATCTGCAGCACTTTGCCCGATCAGGATTTGATTGGTGGTGCCAACGGCCGTCACGCCGAATGCGGATGTGCCCTCGCCAAGCAAGAGGCCGTGCGCAGTGAATGACCCGGCGCCGCTGCCGCCGTTGGGTACGCTGATCGGCGTGCTCAAGCCGATGGTGACGGCTCCGGTCGCGCCCGATACGGTAATGCCGGTGCCCGCAACCGCCGAGGTAACGCCGGTATTGGCGAGCGTAATCGTCCCGGCGCCATTGGTGACGCTAATGCCGGATCCGCTGATGGCTATTGTCGCCGCCACCGGCGCAACGCCGGTCGAACCGATCAGGATTTGCCCGTTTGTCAGCGCTGCGGTCGAGGCGATCGCGCTGGCACCAGTGGCATACACCGCGCCGTTGGCAGTCATGACGCCCGAGCTGACGCCACCACCGCCGCCGGCGAGCAAATTGCTGGTTGTGCCGCCGTGGCGGAAATTCAGGGCCGTGCCGTCGTACCAATAATCGCCGTCGGCCGGCGATGTTGGTGCCACGCCAGGGGCAATGTTAATTGATGGATAACTGGTCGTCCCGGCGGCGCACTGAATTTTGCCATTGGCCAGCGCCAAGTTGCTGTGCGTCGTCCACGTGCTCGCCGTGGTCAGGTTGTAGTCAAGGTGGTTGACGGCATTGCAGCCGATAACGATGCAGTTCGAAACATTGCTGCCAGTATCGACTTGATCGCCGAGGATCAGGTTATTTGTGCCGGTGGTGATGCTGCCGCCGGTGACGGCGCCGACAAAGGTGTTGAGATCGCCGCTGGTGACGCCGGTGCCGCTGCCAAATCCTGCCCGTTCTCCGATCAGGGTGTTGGAACCACCGCCGGTGAGATAATAACCGGATAACCGGCCGAGCGTGACGTTGTTCTGACCAGTGGTCAGGGAATGAAGTGCGTCACCTCCAATGCCAGTATTGTTTTGCCCGGAAACATTGGCTTGCGCCGCGTGGTTGCCGATAAACGTACAATTTGATGTGCCAGTTGAATTTTGGCCGACACCGGAACCGATGAAAACGTTGAAGCTGCTGCTGCTTGACAGCGCCTGGCCCGCAACATTGCCAATACCGATGTTTTCAACACCGGCCGACAATGCGCCGCCCAGTGCGCCGGTGCCGATGCCGACATTAAAGTTGCAGCTCGCGCCGACGAGCTGACCAGCGCCGGTGCCGACGAATGTGTTGTCGCTGCCATCGGTCAACGTATAGCCGGCGCGCCGACCAAAGCAGAGATTGTTACGGCCGGTGGTTGCTGAATGCAGCGCTTCCGCGCCTTCGACCATGTTGTAGATGCCCGTGGTGAGTGCCGCGCCCGCGCCGGGGCCTTCGATGAAATTTGAATCGCCGGTGACGGTGAAATTGCCGGCGCCGCCAAAAAACCAGTTGTAAGGCAATCCGCCGCCGGGATCGACGGCAAAGATGGCGCTCTGCGTCGCATACAGATATGCAGATCCGAGATCGACGTTGATCTGGCCGCTGACGATGTTGGTATGCGCGGCCTCACCGAACGTGCCGGCGTTATCATAGGCCACATGACCCGTTGTGCCGCCGGTGATCGTGCTCGTATTGACAACAATCGTTGCCGCACTGCCGACCGCTGATATCGTCCCGCCGGAAATCGTGATCGTCGTATTGTCAGGTTTGACAACGCCGAGAGTTGAGCTTGTCGCCGTGGCAACACTCACGACTGTTGCGCCGGTGGTTGGCGATACGCTGATAGCGCCGCTACCGGTGACTGAGGAAACGCCACCAGATGACGCAGCCCACGTCGTATTGCCTGATCCATCAGTTTGCAGGAACCAACCGCTGGTGCCGGCCGTGGTCGGCAATTTCATCGTCCATGTGCCGGCGACATCCTGAACGCTCAGCTTAACAACGCCGCTGGTCTTGCCGTCGAAATTGATGTTGCCGGTGTTGGAACCAGGCAAGCCGAGATTGATCTTGCCCTCAAATGTGTTCTGTGACGCCGCCCCAAAGCTATACAGGTTCCAACTGTTCGTTGCATTGGGCGATGTTTGATCATCAATATAGACGCCATAGACATTGGTGGCGGCCGGTGTGCCGGTGCCAAACAGCGTTCGCCCGGCCCACATGCTGACCGATAGCGGCGTGTGTGTTGCGGTCGCGTCGAGCGTATTCTGTGAGAATACGCCAATCATTTGCAGAGCGGATGAATCGTCGGCTGATAGATGCGCCTCACCCCACAACCCATAAACGCTGGTGTTGGGGTTGACGTTTTGGCTTTCGCCGAGAGCATAAGCGCCAATGACGCCGGTGACGTCGCTGCGCCCGGTCGGCGGTGAAAACCCCGCGACAAAGAATGCGCCGTAAATCCATGAGCACAGGCCCGCACCCGCATACAGCGCAGTGCCACCGACGCCGCCCATTTGACTAAATGGGCCGGTTGATTCCGGGTTGACCGAGGCCAGAAAATCGCCGGCCCAGAAACCGTTACTGGTGCTGGCACCGGTGTGCGTCATGGTGAGGTAGCCGGCAACGCCATCGTAAGAATCCGGCGCCGACAGATCGCCAGTGTACAATTGCTGCACCAGCAACGACGATGGAACGGTATAATTCAGCGTGTTATATGGCGAGGTGCTGCTGCCGGGGAACCACTTGGTTTGGCCAAATGCGGCCTGATTGCCGACAATACCGGATAGCTTGTTGGTAAAGCCGCTGCCCGGCGTCCACGTGAAATTGGCATCACCACCAAAGAAACCGGAATTGTTGAACTGGATCGAGGCGCTCGGCGCTGCTGGCGACGTTGCACCTCCCGACGGCGATACTTCAATGGCATTGCCGCTGCCATCAAACCCCAAAATCATCCCCGGCGTGCCAGTGAAATTATGCTGATCGTTCCAATTGCTCGGACGGATCAGCGTGGCATCGGGATCATCAGGCTGCGCACTATGAAACTTGTGCAGCAGGCTGACGGTCATTGCACCGTCTCCGTCACATAGCCGTCAGCGGTTTTGCGAATCCGCTTCGGCTTGCTGTGTTGTGCGAGCGCATCGAGGATCGCTTGGGTATGGGCGCCTTGCTGCGCGGCCAGATGCTGCCCGAGCGCATTGATCGCATCACCCATCGGTCCGGTGATCTGGCCGGCGTCATGTTTGACATCCACCGATGCCCTCGGGCCGTCCTGCATTTTCTTGTCGTGCATCTGCATATCGGCCGCGTGCTTGGCCATATCCATGGCGTGCTGTTCGCGCTTGATCTCGGCGTTAAGCAGCGCAAGTTGCGTCTCAAGCTGAGCCTTGCGCTCGGCAATTGCGATTTCGGATTGCGCCTGCGCCGCCTCGCGCTGCACGTCGGCTTGCGCTTTCTGCTGTTCGAGTTGCACCTTTTGCTGATTGGCGACCATATCGACTTGCGCTTTTTGCTGATCCGGATTCGGCGGCGGCGGCAATGGCTGCGAGGCCGGATCATTCGGATTCTGCGGCGCGCCCGGCATGACAAAGAACTGATCGACGTCCTTGCGATCGGTCAGCCGTACCAGTTCCTTAGCGCTGTTGTAGAAATTGCGCGGGCTGACCAAGCCGATCTGGACCGCTTCCTTTTGCGCGTTGACCAGCATTTGCAATTGCGCCAACTGCTCGGCCTTTGTCCCCGTGCCGAGGCCAACGTTGATGGTCATGTCCTCGCGGTCTTTCCAATCGGCCGGATCGACCGTCACCCATTGGTTACGCAACCGCACTGTCTGCTGCTGATCGCCATACTTGCGGATTTCTTTGTGCAGCAGACTAAACAGGTCGCGAACGCCAGTCTCGGCAAAGATCCGCGCAATCAGTTTCACCTTGGCCTGACTGGCGTTGTACATTTGGTTGGCAATGGTCGCGACTTGGTTCTGCAGTGCGTTGGGATCGGTGCCCTGCCCTTGCCGTGATACGCCGGTGCGCCATTCGCGCAGCGTATCGAGCCACTGCATCACTGGCAGCACCGCAGCGGCGACGTTGGGCACTTCCTGCCATTCGATTGCGCCCGGCACCTTGGCGCGGATCGGCTGGCCTGGCCGCATCAGCAACAGATCATCCAGCGTCTGCGGGCCGCTATTGGACTCGTACACCACCGGCCTTGGGTTCACGCTCATATACATGTTATCCAACATCGCGCGTTGCAGCGCCGTCTTGATCTGCTGCAGCTCGATGACGACGTCGGCCACGCTTCGGCCCCAAAACCGATGCGGTTGCGGGATCGGCGACATGGTCGCCATCGGGATCGCGTCAATCTCACGAATGTCAATCTCGCCGTTGCGGGTCAGAAACTCGTTATTCTCGCCGGTCACTACGCAATACAAGCCGGCCTGGCCCTCGCCTTCGTAATTCATGCGAATGTAATGCTCGACCACCAACACCATGCGATTGGCCGCATTGGCGCCGTCGCCGTACATTTGGCTTTCGTTAACGGTATCGCGCGCCGCGGCTTCCGCGTTGTTGAGATTGACGCTGGAGCCGGAATAACTGCTAAGCCCGCGCAGCACGTCCTGATCGTAGCCCTTGGCGATCAGGTCAGAAACCGCAACCGCCGTCTGATGATAGGCATAGCCGCAATCATCAAAGCTAGTGCAGTCGCGCGAGATGCCCACTTCCTCGGGCGGAATGCAGGCGACGCAATGGTGCTTGATATCCTTACCGACCATCACCGCCACGTCATGCAGCGGCCCGAGCGGTGACATCTTGACCGACTCGGCGACGATCTGGAATTGCGGATTGCTGGCAATCAGAAAATAGGCATCCTCGGGCTGATCGTAGAATGTATATTTCTGCTGATTGGTTTCCGTCTCGGTCCACACCTTGATGAACCCATTTTTCGATAGCAACGAATCCTTGATGAAATCGTACAGGATCAGAAAGCCGGGGTTTTGCTGCATGAACACATAGTTGACGTAGTCCGTTTCCTGCTGCGCGGCCTGGACGTCGTCAGGGCCTACGGGCTCGAAACGGACCACATCATCGCCACCGGCAAAGATTTCCATCAGCGACGGCATTAAGCCTTCGATGGTGTCGAGCACGTCGGATGAGATGGCGGATGAGCGGCCCTCGGCGGACGGCATTTCGCGCTGCATGTCGCCGAGGTAGTAGCGCATGGCGCGCTCGCGCTCCATCGAGAGCGTCGAGGCTTGCGTCGGCGACATCGCGGATTCTTTTTCGGCACTGAGCAGGGCGCGCAGGCGTGCTTCGGACATACGGCGTGGGTTGCCGTCCGCTTGCGTCAGTGTGGTGGTCGCTAGCGGATCGACGTCAGTGTAGGCCATCGATTACATTTTCACCGATTTGTGTTAATATTCGCCTGGCTGCCTCAGCAGCCTGGTGGAAGTGTGGCTGGCAATCCAGCCGCCCCCGGAGAGCCGGTCAACTTTGTGGTTGATCGGCTTTCTGTTGCAAACGTTCCCATCTCTGCGCATGCTTTAGGGCGTTTTCGAAGCTCCAATGCCATCGATACCGTCGCGATCGTTGACGCACCATGACTAAATAGAATCGCTCTCCATATAGACAAGGCAACTTCTTAATGCGCCAACCAGCTATCTCATCAGGAAAGTGCTTTTCGGCGACCGTATGCCGCGCATCATGTGGCAATTCTTCTTGCATTTTCCTTCATGTCCAGAAGATCAGCACCAGAACGATGAGGCTAAACGTGACCAAGAAAATCAACGCCACCGTCAGGCCGTGCCACAACGGCGGCAGCATGTCGTTCATGCGGTCGCTTAGGAGAGGCGGTGCCAGACAGGAACTGGCACGCCGAGCGCGGATAGCAGCATCAGCAACACATAGAGCACGATCAGGACGGCAATCACGGTCAGCAGCACGCGGACCAAGGTCGCAAACGGTTCCGCCAGTGGAATGAGCGGCAACAGTTGCTGGATCGCCCACCAAATGATGCCGATCACGATCAGAGCGACAATGACTGCGATCAGGGCGCTGATGATGCTCATGTCCAACTCCCTTTGAGTGGCCCGTCACAACGCTGCAGCCGCGCGCCCTGCCGCAACTTGGCGACATTGCCGCGCAAGCACTGCCAAGCCTGATGCTCTTTCACATAGGCCGGCGCGATTTCCTCGTAATGATCATACTCATCCGGCGTCAGCACGTTGGCAAACCGGAATGCGCCATGAAAGCCGAATGGATCACAATCCGGCCAGTCGGCCTCCACCGAGAACCGCTGTGCCAGATTGGCCGCCGGCCAGCGGCATCCAGCCTGTTCAAGCGTGGGGCGATGCTTGACGCAAATGGCATGGTCCTCGGGCGAATACATCTCATCGAGTGGCAATTGCAGAACGGCGTTTGCGAGCTTCATACTGCGCAACGAAAAGCCGCCATTGCCAACGTTGAATTCCGGATCACAACCTTTCCACAACCAACGATACGGCCAGGGTGCGCCAATCCAATCGTAGTGTAGGAATGCATCATCCCAGGCGTACGGATTGATGATCCAGCTATCCCATTGAATGTACAGGTAATGGCTTGTGTTGATGTGCTTTGGCAGCAGGCTGTTGAGAATTAACTCGGCCTCATCAGCAATCTTGGCGTAGGTCCTAACATGTCGCGCGCCGGGGAGGATTTCCCGATCGGAGCAGATCAGCACATCGGCAAAATCGAATTGATCGAGGCAGCGTTGCAGCGCCATCCGAGTGAGATCGTGCGCCGCGTGGTCAACTGCGCACAGCGTCACCGGCAGTTTCATGCCACGCCGATCACCGGCATGCGCAGCGGGCGATTAAAGTCGTTCATGTCCGCCGCCTTGCGATCCAAGGTCATCGCCAGGTAGCGCATCGCATCGGCGCCATGTGACGCCCAATCATGCACCGGCTTCGGCCTCAGTGTTTGTAGTTTGTCGTCATATTCGGATCGATAGAGCTTGAGGCCGTCGATCCCGCGGATGCACTTTCGTTGGTCGAACCAACATCTGGGAATGATGGTCCGAACCGCGTTGATTCCATCCTCCACTCGATGCTGTGCTGCAATGGTAATGCCGCGTAGGCCAAGGCTTTCCAGTACCTCCAAACGAGTCTTGCCCGTTCCAAGTTCCCGAGCCTGAGCATCGTGCGGGAGTATATGGCCAGCGTAGACGTAGTCACGTCGGGTAATTTCACGGACATAGTGACCGAGATCAACACCTGATGCTTCGTAATAGTCGATGAGGTGAATCTCTCGACCCACCATTTGCGCAAACCAGATGGCTGTTGCATCGCTTATGCCCAGATCCCATGCGGTCCAAACGCGCGTTGCAGGATCATATGGGACTCCGGTAATGCGATCATCACTCTCGGCATCGGCCATCAGGCGCCCGTAGTAGGCGCCGACGATCGCAGCCTCAAATGAGCATTCAAATTCCTGTGCATACTGTTCCGGCGACAGCGTTGACTTGGCGTTCGCGAGTTCCGCATCCCAATCCACACCCTTGGCTTGCCGATCAGCACGCATGACGTCAAGCGTGGATGTGGCAGGCAGCATAAGATGTAGCCAACTCGCATCCAGCTCGCCTAGTTCATTGCGCCCGAGATCGTAGAACCAATTGCGACCCGCCGGTGTACCGATAAATGTCGCGAAGCCCGCGTGGTCCGATAGTGTTGGGCGTATAACCTCCGGATATGCGCGTGGGTCTTGCTGGGCTGGCTCGTCGATGACAACACCATCGAAATAAAGACCGCGCAT